GTTGCTATGTTGTATGGTAGCCTGTTAGAGAGAGGGGTTTGTGAGGAGCAAGCAAGAATGGTGTTGCCACAAAACACCATGACTGAGTGGTACTGGTCAGGTAGCCTTGATGCCTTTGCTAATATGTGCAATCTTAGGTGTGCAGGTGACACACAACTAGAGACTAGGCTAGTAGCTAATGATATATGTAACAGTATGAAGGAGTTATTCCCTCTGTCATGGTTTGCATTAAGGTTAGCTAATGGCAGAGAGCAGCGGGAGCCTTTGACTGAGTATTGCAATGATTAGACCTATGACAGAAGAGGAACGCAAGGCAGCACATGAGCGTGACAAAAACAATAACTGGCGTAAGTGTGTCAGTTGTGGTAATGCAAGTAAGTCTACGTGGTGTTCATTTTGTTTGGAGGAAGAATAATGTTTACAGTAGAGTTTGAATCCGATGCAGCAGTTATCACTACGCTAGATCAGAACGACAACTTTGAAGATGTAGAGATGGTGATTGCCGACAATGGTATTGTATACATGAGACAGTACGATGAGAAGATGGATGACTATCAGATGTTATTCATGAGCTATCAACAGTTCACTGACATCATTGCTTCTCATAGAAGACCAGAAGGTATGTACAAGATAGCTAAGGAGAAAGACCAATGATGGAGCTAGCACTAATAAGAACCCTTATGGACAAGGAGTTCTACGATAACAACAAGGGTATCCGATGCCCTGATGAGTTGTTCAGTAAGGATGTGCGTAAGATCAAGCAGACACTAGACTACGCTATGACTACGTATGAACGCAGCCTGACTACCTCTGAGCTTGAGGCTTTGTTCTTTGCTAACAACAGCACTATGACTACAGCAAACAAGCAAGTGTACAACGATCTGTTCAAGCGTGTATCCCGTGAAGAAACCATGAACAAAGAGATAGCTAGTGAGGTACTGTCTAAACTATTCCAACAGGTACTAGGTAACAAGCTGGCTAACATAGGGTTCGACTATGTTAATGGGTCACTGGATAGCCTTGAGCCTGTACGTAATCTATTGCAGACATATCAGGATGACTTCACACCTAACCTCAAGTTAGAGTTTGGTAACATTGAGATTGATCACCTACTCAAGGCCAATGACATTCAATCCCAATGGAAGTTCAACATCCCTAGCTTAGGTAGGAACGTTGAGGGTATCAGTGGTGGTCACCTGATCATCGTAGGGGCACGGCCCAACACAGGCAAGACATCCTTCCATGCGTCACTGATAGGTGCGCCGGGTGGCTTTGCTTCTCAGGGTGCTAAGTGCTTGGTGCTATGTAATGAGGAGGCATATGAACGGGTGGGCGCACGTTACCTAAGTGCAGCTACATCTCTGTCTATGGAGGAGGTCAAGGGTAACTACGCCTTAGCTGCGTCACGCTATGAGCCAGTGCGTAAGCAGATAGAACTGTATGATAGTACAGGTAAGGACATGGGATGGGTTGAGGCTATCATCAAGGCCTACAAGCCTGACATTGTAGTGTTGGATATGGGTGATAAGTTTGCCGTTAAGAACAGCGACAAGTCAGATGTCTATCTTAAGAACGCTGCTATCCATGCACGTAACATAGCTAAGCAGTACGACTGTGCTATCATATGGATGTCACAGCTATCAGCTGATGCAGAAGGTAAGATCAATGTAGACCAATCAATGCTAGAGGGTAGTAAGACAGGCAAGGCAGCAGAGGCTGACCTTATGGTACTGATCTCTAAGAACCCTGTGCTTGATGTATCCGATGATGATGCAGATGATTCACAAAGGTACTTGATCATTGCAAAGAATAAGCTTAAGGGTGGATGGCACGGTAAGATTACGTGCGAGTTAGATGGGGCTAGGGCACAGTACTTAGCATAGAGAGGAGCGACAATGGAATTAGTTCTTGATGTAGAGAATACTGTAACACATAGGGGTGGCAAGATGCACCTCGATCCTTTCGAGGAAACCAATAAGCTTGTGCAAGTAGGTGTACAGGAAGTTGTGTCAGGTAAGCAAGACATCTATAACTTTGATCACGTTGAAGCGCAAGACTATGATGGGTCACAGGCCAAGCTACTACAAACTAAGTTGGATGCAACTACCATGTTGATACTACACAATGCACAGCATGACATGCCGTGGCTATGGGAGAGTGGCTTCAAGTATAGTGGTGCTATATACGACACTATGCTAGCCGAATACGTCTTGATGCGGGGCAACCACATGGAGGTCACACCTACTGGTTCCTACAAGAAGAAGTCCATTAGCCTAGAGAACTGTGCACTACGCCGTAACCTAGACTTCCAGAAGGATGGCACACTCAAGGCCTACTTCAAGGAAGGGTTCAACACTAACGAGATACCTTTAGTGGAGCTTACGTATTACCTGCAGTGTGACCTGTCTTCCACTCGTGCATTGTATGTAGCATTGCAGGAGGACTACGCTAAGCCTGACTCAGAATCTCTTATCAACATACGTGACATAACATTCAAGGTATGCCTTAGCTTATCTCGTATGTATTCCTCTGGCCTCAAGGTAGACTTGAAGGCACTGGAATCTGTGCGTACTGAGTTCGAGACAGAGAAGGCTGAGATAGAGGGACGCCTACAGATAAAGGTTCGTAAGCTTATGGGTGATACTCCTATCAACCTCAACAGCCCTGAGCAGATGTCACAGGTTGTGTTCTCACGCAGCATGGTTAACAAGAAAGAGTGGGCTGGCCTGTTCGACTTCACTAAGACAGACAAGGAGTACAGGGATGCAGTGTTTGCTAACAGCACACAAGTCCGTAAAACTACAGCGTTTACCTGCCCTGACTGCAATGGTACAGGCAGTGTGTATCGTATCAAGAAGGATGGCACAAAGTTCTCACGCCCTAACAAGTGTAAGTCATGCGACTCACGGGGCTACCAGCTAAGGAAGTCCAATGAGTTAGCTGGGCTAGGCTTCATGCCACCCAATAAGAAGTGGGTCAGTGCCAATGGCTTTAGTACAGGTAAGGACAATCTATCTACACTCATGACCACAGCTAAGGCTAACAACATGGACAGTGCAGTTGACTTCCTTAAGGATCTCAAACGTCTGTCAGCTATCTCAAGCTACCTTGCAGCATTCGTTGAGGGTATATCCGTATACACAAAGAAGGATGGGTTCCTTCACGTAGGCCTGACCCAGCACATCACTAGCACAGGCAGGTTCTCTGGACGTAACCCTAACATGCAGAACATGCCACGAGGCGGTACGTTCCCAGTAAAGAAGGTGTTCATATCTAGATGGGAGGGTGGGCACATCATGGAGGCTGACTTCGCTCAACTTGAATTTCGTGTTGCAGCATTCCTATCCCAGGATGCATTGGCTATTGCTGAGATTGCATCAGGCTTTGATGTACACAGCTACACAGCTAAGGTTATCAGTGATGCAGGGCAGGCAACAACTAGACAGGAAGCTAAGGAGCACACCTTCGCTCCCCTGTTCGGCGCTACAGGTTATGGCCGTACACCCTCAGAGGCAGCGTACTATCATCACTTCATAGAGAAGTATGAGGGCATTGCAGCGTGGCATAAGAGGCTAGGCAATGAGGCTATACGGTATCAGAAGATTACTAACGTGGGTGGTAGGCAGTATGCTTTCCCCAATACAGAGAGGAGGCCCAATGGGTTACCAACAAACTTTACTATGATAAAAAACTATCCAGTGCAGGGGTTTGCAACAGGAGATGTAGTACCTGTTGTGTTGGTGGAGTTAGAGAGTAGGCTAATGCCTATGCGTTCTACTCTGGTCAACAGTGTTCATGACTCAATGGTCATAGACATACACCCCTACGAGAGAGATCAGGTGATAGAGATCATCAACTCTATGAACATGGATCTAAACCAAATCATCTATGACTACTACAAAGTTAAGATGAATGTACCTCTATTATTAGAGGCAAAGATTGGCCCTAATTGGCTTGACACACATGACGTATGAGGTTATAACTAGCCTCTCTTAACCAATATCATATATAAAGGATTATAAATATGAGCACAGATATAGCACTTTCCGTAGATGGCATGTCACTTTCAGAGGCAATGGGTATCAGTACTGGTGGTGGTGGCGCATCGTCACAGTCAACCTTGGCACGAGTAAACCAAGTACACTCTGCCTTAACTGTAACTGATAGTGAAGGGGATGACATCATCAAGGTTCCAGTAGGAGCTTACAAGGTAACGTTACCTGATGGAGAAGTTGTGTTTAGTAAGACACTATCCACACGTATCTTCTCACAGCGCCACCAGTGGCAACGATGGGACTCAGATACTAAGACTATGCATAAGACATTACTAGCATCTAACCTTAATGCAGACCTAAAGGATACTACAGGTAAGTTTAACCTTGGCCGACCATCAGGGTACATCAAAGACTTTCAGTCACTACCTGAGGAGATGAAGACAATCATCCGTGGCGTTAAGCGTGTGCGTGTACTGCTTGGTGTACTCACCTTGGATAAGCCTACTGATGACATGGGCAATGCTATCTCAGGACTTGAGGCAGAGATACCATTCGTAATGGATGTGAAGAATACTGAGTCAATGAAAGCTATTGATGCATCTATCAATCAGATCGTCAACAAGAAGCTTACACCTGTTGAGCATACCCTTAAGTTAGGTAGTGCTAAGCGTGACCTACCTTCTGGTGGTAAGTATGCTATCATTGTGCCTGCACTAGGTGAGCAGGTAGCCTACGGTGTAGGAGACAGTCAGATACTTCAAGACTTCATTGATTGGATTGGTGGTACTAACAGGTGGATTGATGGTAAGCACAACGAGGCGGCAACTGGTAGCCTCTCAGCGGCTGATGCAAAGATCGTTGGCTCTATTGTTGAAGTACGAGAGTTCGACATATGATCCACCCTGCTGAACTATCAGTACACGCATACTTGAGGTCAGCTATTAACGGCACAGCAAGTATGAGTGATGAGATAATACAAGGAGTAGCCACTGATGTGGCTGCTGCTCTCAACAAGCAGTTCAATGGTGGCCCACGGGATGAGTTTCGTTTACGTATGTCTAACATTGGGCGGCCTAGATGCCAGCTGTGGTTCTCTAAGAACAACCCAGACACTGACGTTCAGAAGCCTACATCATTCATGTTGAACATGTTGATGGGTGATTGGACTGAGGCTATGTTCAAAGGGGTACTACGTGCAGCTGGCGTTGACTTTGGTGACAACGATAAGGTTACCCTAAAGGTAGGTGATGCGTCTATCAATGGCGAGTATGACATGGTGTTGGATGGTAAGGTAGACGATGTTAAATCTACTACACCCTACGGTTACGACAACAAGTTTGCCAGCTATGATTCGTTAGCCTATGCAGATGACTTTGGCTATGTATCCCAGCTTATAGGCTACGCTGTAGCTGCTAACAAAGACGTTGGTGGGTGGTGGGTGATTAACAAAGTGAATGGGCAGTTCAAATATGTAACTGCTGAGACAGCTAACGTAGATGAGGTGATGGAGTCTATCAAAGCTACAGTTGATTACATCAATAACGATGAACCCTTTGAGCGTTGCTTTAAGCCTGAGCCAGAAACGTTTAGGAAGAAAGCAAGTGGCAACATGAAGCTGTGTAAGACATGCTCATGGTGTGACCATAAGAAGAAGTGTTGGCCTGAGTTGCAGGAGCTACCATCTAAGGTATACTCTGGGTCAAAGCTACCACCGTTAATAGAATATACTTACGTAGAAGGATAAGCTGACATGACTAAGGTTACACTAGACGATATTGAATATGACACAGAGAACTTCACAGAGGAGCAGACTGAGTTGCTTAAGGAGATTCAGATCAATGGCAGTGCCAAAGGAAATATAAACTATCAGCTGTATTGTGTAAAGGCACAGGGCGATAGGCTAGTAATAGAACTAAAGCATTCTCTAGCAAAAGCTAACGCCAATGGCGCGAACTAAACGGTATCACGCTAAAGGCAAGTACAGGAGTGGTCTTGAAAAAGATACTTCCCTTGTACTTGCTAAGTGTCAGAAGGCTGTTCGCTATGAGCAGCTGAAGATAGAGTGGGAAGACTTGCACTACCGCACTTACACCCCTGACTTCCAGTTAGACAATGGTATACTAATTGAGACTAAGGGATTATTTGATTCTGCAGATAGAAATAAACATATGGAAGTACGTAAGCAACACCCGGAGCTAGACATCAGGCTTGTATTTAGCAACTCTAAGGCTAAGCTTTACAAGGGTGCTAAGTCTACATACTCAAATTGGTGTGACAAGCAAGGGTTCCTGTGGGCGCACAGGGTTATACCTGAGGGGTGGCTTAAAGAAACAGGGGATGTTATAGGTTTAGTTCGTATACCCCTTAAGTACGAGAGGATAAAACGATGACCTATGAGTTAGCAGATGATGAAATTGCTTTTATTATAAGGCCAACAAACCTTAGTAATAATATTTCTGAATGGGATGGCAGCATAGGTACAGGGGTAGCAGTAGGTGATAACTTCTCTCACCCCCAAGAGATTCTTAAAGACTTACTTTATGTAGCCACCTTATGCAGTGCCTTCTTAGATTTAATGGAGATTGATGAGGATATATTTGATAGGGTTGCCGACCATAGATACAAGCTAATGATGATAGAACTTAATAAGCGTAGCAAGGAAGATAGCTCTTTACAAGAGACTAAAGGTGAGGTAATAAACTTCAACGCTTATACAAAAACAAAGGGTGAAGCATGACTAATTTTGATCCAGTTGAACGCCCTGCCCACTACAATATGGGTGGCGTAGAATGTATTGATTACATCAAGCAAGTAGTAGGCTTGGATGGTTTCATTGCTTACTGTCACGGCAACATGATTAAGTATCAGCATCGTTACCGTTACAAGCAGAAGCCTGCAGAAGATATGCTCAAAGCTGCATGGTACTTAGGTAAAATGAATGAAGCTCTAGCGGAGAAGCACCGATGAAGGTAAGGTCTTTTAGCGTCACGTTCTTAATCAACATTGATGAGAATAATAATATACTAGGATCATATGAAGATGCACACACTGATGACGTTAGTGATCTTGTAGTGGATACATTCTATGATATAGACGATGTTACCGTACAAAATATCTTAGTAAAGGAAAGAGATAAATGATTACTAAAGAAGACATAGATTCTCTTAGGTACAAGACAGACATAGAAGAATACAATGATAGGTATAAAGAAGATGGTTCACTCTTAAATGATCTAGCAGCATACAGCCAATGGGCAGAAGGTTTAGTACTAACTAAAGGAGACACTAGGTTATTAGAGAACATACTAGGCCTAGTGGGTGAGGCAGGTGAAGTAGCTGAGAAATTAAAAAAGAGTTTAAGGGATGGTAATAAGTTAGATATTGCTGGACTAAAGTTAGAGTTGGGTGATGTCTTGTATTACATAGCAGTAACTGCTAATCATATAGGAAGTGACTTACAAGAGATAGCTGAAATCAATATGGAAAAACTAAACAGCCGCAAAGAACGTGGTGTATTACAGGGATCAGGTGACAACCGATGAATAACTATCTACCAACAGACTACCAATCATTCATACACAAGTCACGCTATGCACGTTGGCTGGACAAAGAGGG